ACAGGCGCGGATTGTTGAATTCCGGATCTGGGTTGAGCTCGGGGCCGAGGGTGCCGTCCAGCGCGTTGGTGACCGTAACGGTGAGGTCGGTCGACCGCGGCGAGTTGGCCACGCCGGGCCTCGTCTCCACGACAGTAATTTCGTGGCTCGAGGCGGTTTCGAAATTTAGACCACCGGCAACGCGCAGCTCGTGGCCCACGACCTCAAATAGGCCGCCGGCGTCGTCGGAGAGGCTGAGCACCGACCCTTCGAAAGTCCTCGAAAACGCGCCGACGACGGTCCCGGCGGGCGAGTTCTCGGAAATGCTGCCCTCGGAAAGAACAAGGGAGTTGAGCGCGCGGGTGACGCTGACATTGTCGACGGTGAGGACGGCGCCACTGCTCGCGAAGATCAATATGTCCTGGCCGATCAAACCGGCCAGCTCTATCACGCCGGAATAATTGCCGGGGGCTGAAAAGTTGGCCGTCGAAGTTCCGGCGGAGATTCCATCCGCGCCGATCGAGAGCAAGCAAAGGCCCGAGGTGCGGCTGACAATGTCGAAGCTGTAGGCATAGGCCTGATCCTGGACCAGCGTTTCGCCCGCCACCCAATATGCCCGCTTCAAGCCCCCGCCGGCACCGAAGACGAGCTGCCCGCCTGTGATCGATGCGCCCGCTCCGGAGACCGTCCAGCCCGAGGCGTCGTTGAATGCGCCGCCAGCCACGATCTGCGCGGGTGGGCCCCCGTAGGCGACGGGGCCGATCGGCATGTCGGCGTAGCTGGTCGACGTGAAAGCGACGACGACGCGATCTTCATCGGTGAGCACGTAGACCTTTCCTGGCGTCAACTCGCCGTCGAGAGCGAGATCCATCATCGCCGCTTGGGTAAGGGCCGCGAGCGATGCCTCGTCGCGCACAGCGTTGAACTCGGCGGCGAGGCGATCGGCGAGATCTGCGATGCGCTGGGCGAGGTCGGACATTCCTAGACCAGCCCCGCCTCAAAGGTGGTGACGAAGTTGGTGTCCGGGTTGCCGATCTCGGCCGCGGCCTGGGCGCCGATGTTGGTCCGCGCGTTGGCTTGCTGCGGCGCGGTGAGGCCTTGGGCGGCCGTGTCGGTGCGGACGCGATTGGCGAGCGCGGTGTTGATGGTCGCGATCGAGGCGCCGTCGCCCTCGAGGTAGGCCTGCAGCTCGAGGAGCGTGTCATAGGCCGCGCTCGCGCCGCCGAGTATCTCAGCCTTCACCGCGGCCCCGGTGGCGGCGAGCTCGGCCGCGATCTTGTCGACCGACCAGGTGATATCGTCGCCGGCGCCGGCGGTGTCGTCGATCAGATCCGTCAGATCGATCGCGACGACCATCGCGCGGACTTCGTTGAGGGCCGCGACCAGGTTGGCCTTCGCCGTGGTGGTGAGCGCGGCGAGATCCGCCACGTTGCCGTTGATGGCGGTGCGAAGGGTCTTGCACTCGGTGGCGACGCGGGTCGCCAGATCCTGCAGGCGGACTTGAAGGGTCGCCATAAGTGTCTCCTCAGATAAGCTTGTTGTCGAAGATCAGGATGAGATCGCCGGGATCTTCGTTCGTGGCCGACTCCCCCGGCGGGCCCGCGGGCCCTTGAAGCCCGTCGATGCCGGGGCGGCCTTGCTGCCCCATCTTCGCGATCGCCACGGCCGCGACCCCGGTATCGAGCGTCGTCGACGGCGTGGCGGAATCGATGCGGTCGACGACGATCGTCGGGCCGCGCCTCTCGACGAAGAGGGCGCCCGTCACGGCTCGACCAGGATCGGGAGGTTATGCGGGATCGTGATCTGGCCGCCGGCGCTGGTATAGCGGAGCTTCACGAAGTAGCGGCGGCGCTCCGTACAGCTCAGCCCCTGCGCCTCACTGATCGACAGGCGCGCTCGACCGCCGGCGCGGTCATCCCAGGCAAGCGCGGGCGGGAAGGGGAGATCGGTCGCGATCACCTCGAGCGTCCCGCCCGTGCAGTCGAGGGCGAGGGTGCGAGCGTTGTCCTGGTAGAAGGCGAGCGCCCACTCCGGCGTTTCGCCACGGCGAAAATCGAGCATCACGGTCCTTTGGAGATCGGGTCGCTCGATATTGGTCGATCGCGCGCCGCCGCGCCCATTTCGGCTGTTGTATAGGCGCCGGTTACAACAGGGCCGGCGACGATCGCCGGCCCTGTCGATCGGCGCCGATCAGTCGTCGTTCGCCGCCATCGCCGCGAGCGCGAGCGGCCGATTGGTGATGATGAGCTCCTTGCCCTCGGGGTTGCCACCGCCATGCTTGCGCGCCAGCGTGTAGCGGAACGCCACGGGCAGGATCGAGAACTCGCCGAAGAAGTCGCGCACTTCGGGCTTGTCGTTGAGCGTCAGGATGAAGCTCCCCGCCAAGCGGCGAAGCCGCTCCCTCAAAAGCTCATAGTCGCCCCTCGTGAAGAGCTCCTTTCCGTAGAGGCCTTCGATCCCCCAGTAGGGCGGATCGATGAAATAGAGCGTATGCTCGGTGTCATAGCGCCGCATGAGATCATCGAAGGGCAGCCGCTCGATCACGACGCCGGCCAAGCGCTCGTGCAGCTCCTCGAGCGCGGGCTGCAGCCGCGTCACGTCGAATCTGCCTGGGCGGTTCGGTCGCAAGCCGAAGACACCTTCTCGCAACCCGCCGTAAGTGGTGCATTGTAGATAGAGGAAGCGCGCGGCGCGCTCGAGATCCGTGAGCGTCTCGGGATTGGTCGCCTTCAGCCGCTCGAATTCCGCCCGCGTGGTGAGCTGGAATCGCAGCATGTCGAGGAAGGCGACGTAGTGACGCTGAAGGATGCGGAAGAAGGTCGAGACGTCGCCCGACAGATCGTTGATTACTTCCGACGACGGCTTGCGATGGCGGCGAAGGAAGACGCCGCCCATTCCGAGGAAGGGCTCGGCGTAGGTCTTATGGGGAATCGCGTCGATCATGGCGATCAGGCGCTTCGCCAGCCGGCTTTTCCCGCCCACGTAGGGGGCTGGGGGGGTGACGGGCGTTACGGAAACGAAATTAGCGGTGGACTCCATTTGTCTAACTCTGCTTACACGGCCCCGCCGGTGTGCCCGGTGGGGAGACTGAGCGCGGCCCGGGCCGCGCAAGGTGCGAGCTCAACCTCGCGGTTCAGGCTGTTGACGCAGCCCGGCCCTCCCCCTGTTTCCAAGGGATCGGGATTTCTTAGCCAGGCCAGCCCTGGTCGACGTCGACGGCCACGATCTCCTCGATCGACCCGGCGGCCCCGATCATCTCACGCAGCTCCTGGGCGCGGGCATGGCAGGCGGCGACGTGACCGGCGGCCGCGAGGTGCGCCGCGACGATCGCCTGCGCGTCGAGGACCGCGATCCTGTTGTCGGCCAACTTCCACGCGATCGGCACGAAGGCCTCGCCCTGGGCGATCGCCTGAGTGACGAAGGTGTGAAGGCGGCGCTGGCTCGCCTCGCTCGTCTCGATCCGTCCCTGGGCGATCATGCAGCCGCCGAGCTCGGCCGCAGCGCGGCGCTCCTTGACCTGGCGCCAGCGCTCGGCGCGGGGCACCTGGAGATTGTTGACGATCGCGCCGCCCTCGTGGACGGCGAGCATCGGATCGACGCCGGCGGGGATCGGCCCGAGCACCTCCCACTTTCGGAGATCGTAACCTTCGGCCGTCTCGACGGAGGCGAGCTCGCCGCCTTTGCGCCTGCGAATGAGGATCACGTCACTTGCTCCGCGAAGAGGGTCATGGTCGAGCTCACCATGTCGTTGCCGATCCGATAATCGACGACGATAAGCTCGTAGGCTCCGCCGACCGTGAGGCCGGTGAGGGTGATCGCCCCGGTCGAAAGAGTGCCGGTGCTCTGCCTGTGAGGTTCGAAGGTCTCCTCCGAATCAGATCCCGTCACGGCCGACCCGACGACATCGACGACCGTTCCGCTTGTAGGCCGGATCATGATCTTCGCCTGGACGCGGCCGCCGCCGCCCAGGGCGCATTTGTACGTGCCGGTGAGGCTGACCTTCAGCTTGCCGGTGCCGCTGGCATTGATCGCAAGGGGAACGCCGTGCTGGGCGTAGCTCGGCCAGGTTATCGGGCCCGACGCGCCGCCGGCGGCCGAGCTTGAGCCGCCGCTCCCGGCGGGAACGACGAGAAAGGTGATCCGCTTGCGCACCGTCTGCCCCGCGGCCGCGACGTCATAGTCGATATAGCCTTCGCCGACCGGGTTGTTGCCCTGGACGTCAGTGCCGACGACGGCGGCGGTGCAATTCCCGGCGCCGACGATCGTGACGCCGGTGATCGGGACGACGACGCCGGCCTGAGTGGCGGTATTGGCGGTGGCGAAGGGGAGTTGATCGGCGTTCGGGACGCCGCCGGCATTGGCGGCGATCGTGTGCGCCGGCGGGCGCGCCTCGACGGCGATCGGAGAGACGCCGTTGGCGCCGTTGTTCCCGTTCGTGCCCGGCGTACCCGGAGTGCCCGGCGTGCCTGCCGCGCCATCCTGCGCCTTCACGATCGAGAGGAGGTCGCTGATATTGTCGGGCCCGCCAGACGTGGCCGTGACGACGAGGCGCTGCCATCCTGCCGGAAGCTGGCCCGACTGCAGGTAGACGATCGTCTGATTGGTCGCCGCGGTCGTACCGCCGGCGGTAGTGCGCAGCGCGACCGCGCCGAGCCCGGCGCCGGCAGCGTCATAGGCGGTCGCGGACCAGGTGAGCGCACCGGCGTTGTTCTGGCGATTGGCAGTGAGGGTGACGACCTGGGCCGCCGGGGCAAGCGCGCCGGCACCGTTGTAGGTGACGTGCTGAAAATCGGAGGCGAGATAGATAGTCTTGGCCGACGCGCCATCGGCCCCGTTGGTGCCCGGGGTGCCGTTGCTGCCGGCGGCGCCGTCCTGCACCTTCACGATCGAGGCCTGGTCGCTGACGTTGTCCGGCGCGGCCGACGTCGCCGTGACGATCACGCTCGCCGTCCCCGCCGGAAGCTGCCCCGACTGAAGATAAACGGTGTTCTGGGTTGTCGCGGCGATCGTGCCGCCCGCGGTGGTGCGCAACGTCACCGCCCCCAGGTTGGCCCCGGCGCCATTGTAGGCGACGGCAGACCAGCTCAGCGCGCCGACGTTGTTCTGGCGATTGGCGGTGAGGCTGATTACCTGCGTCGCCGGGTTGAGGGCGCCCGCACTGTTATAGGTGAATTGCTGGCGATCGGAGGTGAGGTAGAGGGTCTTCGCGGGAGCCCCGGGGGCGCCGTCAATGCCGTTGGTGCCGTTGGTGCCGGCTGTGCCGGCGATGCCATCCTGAACCTTCACGACGCTAAGGAGGTCGCTGATATTGTCCGGTGCGCCCGACGTCGCGATGACGATCACGCTCGCCGTCCCCGCCGGGAGCTGGCCCGACTGCAGATAGACAATACCCTGACTCGTGGCGGCGATCGTTCCGCCGGCGGTGGTGCGCAGCGTCACGCCGCCGAGATTACCTCCGGCGGCGTTGTAGGCGATCGCGGCCCAGCTCAGGGCGCCGGCATTGTTCTGGCGATTGGCGGTGAGGGTGACCACTTGGCCCGCCGGCGCCAGCGCGCCGGCGCTGTCGTAGGTGAATTGCTGGCGATCGGAGGTGAGGTAGAGCGTCTTCGCCGAGGCGCCGGGGGTGCCGGGGGTGCCGTTCTCGCCATCCGCCCCGTCGACGCCGTCCTGGGTAACGACGATCGAGACGAGGTCGCTCAAATTGTCCGGGGCGCTGCTCGACGCCGCGACGATTAGCGTCTTCGTACCTGGGGGGAGCATACCCGACTGAAGGTAGACGGTCGTCTGGTTGGTGGCGGCGACGGTGCCTGTTTTCGTGGTGCGCAGGGTGGTCGCGCTAAGCACGTTCCCGTTCAGGTCATAGGCCGTCGCGGTCCACGACAGCGCGCCGGTGTTGTTCTGGCGGTAAGCGTCGAGCTTGATCGCCTGAGTCGCCGGCGTCAGCCCGTAGGCATTGCCGGTGAACTGCTGCCGATCGGCGGTGACATAGAGCGTCTTCGCGGCAGCGCCGGCAGGGCCGGGCCCTCCGGTATTGCCGGGAATGCCTTGCGGTCCCTGAATTCCGGGATTGCCTTGGGGGCCGGCGATTCCCTGCAGGCCTGGCGGGCCTTCCTGTCCCTCGGGGCCTTCCGGCCCGATCGGCCCTTCCTCCCCCGGCGGGCCCTCGGGACCGACGCCGGCGGGGCCTTCCGGTCCCTCGGGCCCGGCGTCGCCGCGCAGCGCCTCGAGGAATTCGGCTTGGCTTTTGCCGGCATTGCCCGGTTGCGCGAGCCACGTCCCGTAGGCGCTGGCGCCGCCAGCGAGCTCGGCCTCGATCGGCGCGCGCGCGGCGGCTGACACGGCGCCGATCGTCGTTCCCTTCGTCTGGCCGCCCTGGACGATCGGGATCGCCTCGTCGCCGGCGAGCGCGCCAGCGGGATTGTCATCGTGAAGGTGGCTGATCTTCATGCGTCGGCGCTCCAGTGGGAATCGTCCCCCGGATCGAAGCCGGCGAGCTCGTCGGCCGACATTGCGGAGATCCGCGCCTCGACCTGATCGCTTGCACCGCGGATGTTGCCGATCGCTCGCTGGCGCTCGAGGGCCCGCTGAGCCTCGCGCGAGCCCGCGTCTCCGTAATAAGCTGCTTCGGCGATCGCCGCCGCGTCATTGAGCTGTCGCCAATAGGGCGCGATCGCGAGGATTCGCGCGCGGGCTTGGCGCTTCACGGCGCCGACCGCCGCGCTGCGCGCCGCCGCGAGCGTCACCTTAGGGAAGCGCGCGATCGGCGCCCCGTTCGATCCGGCGCCGATCTCGGCGCCGGCGGCCTGGTCCTCGAGGAGCCGGGCATGACGCGCCGCCGAGATCCGCACGACGTCCGCCGGCATTGCCTCGCCGTGGAGCTCGGCCGTGTAGAAACCGCCCGTCGAGGGGCTGAAAAATACGGTGCTCATTTGCCGATCGCTCGCCAGAAGTAGGAGGCGGCCGCGCGATCGCCCCGGAAGCTGATTGTGAAGCCGGCGGGGGTCCAGGAGCTGACCCAGATATCCTCGTCGGATTCGTCGCCGTTGTTGGTGTTGCCGAGCGCCTGCAGGGTGACGCCGTCGCACTGCACGGGGAAGGAGACGTTGAAGCTCTTGGACGTCGGCGCCGGCGTCGCGCTGCCGCTGGCGGGACAGAAGACGGTTCCCCATTGCTCAATCGTTCCGCCGGCGCGGCGCTCAGTGTTCGGGCCCAAGCTGGTCGCGGCCGCCGCGAGCGCCGCAGGCGTCGTCGCCTTTTCGTCGTCGGTTCCGGCGACGACGTCGGCCGAGCTCGCCTTCGGGACGGTGATCGTGCGATCGGCGCCCAGATTGCCGCCGCCCTGGGCGAGGCCGGCGGTGAGGATCTGACGCGCCGCCGGCGTCGAGGCCGCGATCAAGGCGAGGATCAGGGCGAGGGAATCGGGCGCGAGCGCCTTGTCGCCGATGAGGCCGGCGAGCGCCTCCTCGGGCGAGGCCTTGGGGACGTCGATCGTGCGGTTGCCGGCGAAGTTACCGCCGCCGGCGGCGAGCCCGGTGGCGCTGATCGTGCGCGACGTCGGCGGCGCGCCGACGTCGCCGGCAGTCAGGATGACGTCGCCAATCTGCCCGTTGACGGATCGCACCGGCGCGCCGGGGGAGAGGAATTCAAGCCAGTTGGCGAGGGTCGACGCCGGCAGCGCGGCGAGCTGGTAGGTGACTTCCTCGTCGGTGCGCCGCGCGAAGTCGCCCACGGTTGCCGCGAGGGCGAGCATTTCCGCTTCGCTGTCGACGGTGAAGGTGTCGATCGAGCTGACAGGCGGGAGGTAGACCGGCGGAATCTTCCCGTCGGCGCCGAGCGGGGCAACGCCGTTGATCGCGCCCTTCTCGGTGAGTTTGATGTAGACGCCGGCGAGCGCCGCCGGCGTGACGATCTTCTCGGCGTCGGCGCCGGCGGCGACCTCGGCGGCCGAGGCGAGGAATGCGACGCCCTTCGTCGTCGACGTCGCCGGCGGATAGAGGAAATTCGTGTCGCCGAACTCGATCAGCTCGGCGACGTCCTGGGCGAAGGTGATATCGGCCGCGAGGAGGAAGGTCGAAACGCTCGCCTTCTGGAATATCGGGTCCGCCTGGCCGTAGACAGCGAAAAGCTGGCCGCCCTCGAGGTAGAGGCCGAAGCCGCGCACCGTGTAGAGATCCGTCGAATCGTCGCGCGCGACCATGTGCAGGACGCGATCGCTCGCCGCCATGCCGGCGATAGTGTCGAGCCGAGTGAACTCGCCGGGCAACTCCTCGAGCGTCGTCGCCGCAGCGAAGTCCTCGGCCGTCAGGCCAATCTCGACGATCCGAACGGCGTTGGTGATGCCCTCCTCGGCGTCGAGCAAGGCGGCGAGGCCGCCTTCGGTGATATAGATCGGAAGGCCGGTCATGCGTCAGAGCTCCAGGAGATCGCCGGATTCGGCCTGCAGCGGCTCGCCGTCCTCGGTGGTGAGGAAGCTCCCCTCCTCGACGACGGCCGCCAGATCGAGGCGGGCGAAGCCGGCGGTGCGACCGGCGCCAACGACGGAAAGGCCGGCGGCCGCGGTGATCGACTGGATGAACTCGAGGTGAGAGCGCAGCGGCTTCACGCGCGAGATCTCGCGCACGAGCCGCTCAGCGAATGCCGCCGTCGATCGATCGCCGCCGCCGGCGAGCAACGGGAGTGTCACCTGGAAGCGGTGGGGGTCGAGCCGCGGCTCCGCTTCGAACCATTCGACCAGCTCGAGGAGCGGATCGAAGCGGCCGAGGACGGCGTCGATCGTCGCTGGCGTCCCCTTCCGGCGCTGGATCTCGATCGCGCGCGCCGTCTCCTCGCGCTTGCGCGCTTCGGACCAGGCCGAATCCCAGGTGTCGATCGACAGGCCCCACGCCAGCCAGGGCAGGAGATCGGCGGCGCACATTGCCGGATTCCACAGATCGGGGAGCGGGATCGGGACGCCGGAGACGCGCGCGGCCGCGGCCTCGAGGCCGCGCTCGAGCGGCCGCGCGTTGGGAGGGAGGAGCGTCTCCGTCATGCTCAGTCGCCCACCCCGCCGGCGGTGAGCTCGATCCCGGTGCACCAGGGCGCCTGAGTGGCGCCGAGCACCAGATTGTCGGCGGGCGAGACCAGATTGACCCGTTGCACCCCTTCGACGTGGAGGGAGGCGTAGAGGCCCGATATCGTGATATCGCGGCCGAGCCGCTGCGCGCTGTCGCGATAGGCCTCGACGCTGGCCTGGGCGACGTCGAGCACGACGGAAAGATCGGGCCCGTCGTAGACGAAGAGCTGGGCCTCGATCGCATATTCGACGATCTCGGCCGACGCGACGGTGACGAGATCGGTGAGCGGCCGAACGCTACGCCCATTGACGACGGCCGCGACGGTCTCGAGCAGCTCGGCGCCGGCGGCGCCGTTGCCCGATCGCGAAAGGACGCTGACGAGGACCTGGCCCGGCTCGGGGCTGGTCGCGCTGGCGTCCAGCACTTCGGCGTCGGCCGAGCGGGCGTGGAAGACGTATGCGAGCTCGGGCCCGGCGACGGAATAGCTTTCGGGCGCGAGCACGACGCGGCCGCGCAGCGCGTCGTCGTCCTCGAGCTGCTCGGCGATGCCATGCTCGGGATCGGCCTCGACGAGCACGAGGCGCGTCACCCCGAAGATCGCGGCCAAATGATCGAGATCCGCGCCGCGCGCGAAGGCGAGCATGACGGAGAGTGCGCGATCGTTGAATTGCTGGCGAAGCAATGTCTCGCGGTATGCGAAGACCTGGAGCATCTTGACCGCCGGCTCCGATTCAACCGTGGCGTCGAAGTCGGGCAGGATCTCGCGCAGCCGAGCGAGGCCGTCGGCGTAAATCTCCTCGAAAGAGATCTTCTCGACGACAGCGGGCGGCGGCAGCCGCGAGAGGTCGACGGCGGTTGAGGCGGCAGATCCGGACACGATCGCCATGTCGCCGCCCGATGCGCGCCGCCGCCAGCGAGGCCTGTTGTAACCGGCGCCTATACAACAGGCGGCGCGCAGCTTGCGAATATACGCTAGGCGACTATGCGGAGGTCATGGAGACAGAAGTTTTCAAACCCGGCGACGTCGTGCGGCTGAAGTGCGGCGGGCCGACCATGGTCATCGCACCTCCGGCGGGCGTGGTGGGCAGTCAGGATTCGGTCTACTGCCTCTGGCATAGCAGCGAAGGCGTCCTTCAAGGGCAGGCCTTCAGCCCGGTCGTTCTTCGACGGTCTACGCCCTCGAGCTAGCCGCGAAGATGGGCGTCAACTAGCTCGAGCACCTTTAGCCGATCTTCGGGCCCGAAACCGAGGACGCGCCGCATCGGGTATTGAGCGACGGGCGAGCTGGGGTCGCGGGTGACCGTGTCCTCAAGACCCTCCTGGTGAACCGTCATGATCCGGGCCATCGCCCCGACGAAGCCAACCCGCGATTCGCTCGCCGTGGCCTGGACGCGAAGATGCTGCCGAGCGCGGGCGCGCAGAAACATCTTCCCTTGCTTACGCCGCAGCGCCCCACCGCCGGCCTTCGATCGCAGCCGGCGGGCCCGCTTGCGCGGAGTGAAGGCGGTGCCCTCCGGGTCGACGTTCTCCCCGATCCGCTGGGCGTTGGCCTTCTGCAGCTCGCCGGCGATCTTTCGGCCGAGCTTGGTGCGCTCCGCCGGCTTCAGGCGGCCCACGAAGTCGACGAGGTAGTCGTCGAGGGCCTCAAGGCCGTCGGCCATCATTCATCGCCGGCATCGAGGATAAGCGTGTCGCCGAAATATATCTGCGTCAGCGGCGGCCGCGGCGGCGTCAGGCCGCCGATCGGCTCGCCCAGCAGTAGATCGTCGAGAGAGGGCTCGGGCTCGTGCACCGCGTCGAAGCCGCCGGCGTCGCGCGGAATTACGCGCACCGTCTCGCTCAGCTCCAGCTCGAAAAGCAGATCGACCGTCTTCGTGTCGATTACCTCCACTTCGAAGGGCACGGCCTGATCGCCCCTGTCGTGATTGAGGAGGAGATCGGGCTGGTGCTCGCGAAGCCAGTTCACGATCGCGATCGCGATCGCGTCCTCGCTCCCGGTGAAGTCGATGATCAGGACATTGAGCCGATAGCGATATTCGAAGCCTAGCGGCCCGCCGAGCCGCCCCGCGATCCGGCCCTTGTCGCTCCAGATCCTGAGTAGCGCCGGATCGCGCTTTAGCTCCGGGACCGCCCCGGTGAGGACGTTGCGAAGGCTGGCGGGCTTCAGCATCGGCGGATCACCGAGCCGGCGCCGCCCTCGCGGCCTCGAGTTCGCGATCGCAGCGGCGCGCGGAGCGACGGTTGGCCATGCACGCGGAAAAATTGTGCACCCAGGAGAGGCGGCGATTCGCCTCGGCGAGCGCACCGTCATAGCCGCGCAGGACCTGGGCGGCGTCGGCATCGGTGTAGCAAAGGCGTGTCGGATCGAACGCGCAGGTAGCGGACGCTTGGGGAATGGAGGGCCCGGGAACCTGCTCAGTCCGCTCCGGCGGAATCGTTACCGCTCGCGTCGGGCGGATCGACGTCGCCAATCCGCAGGCTGTCAAGGACAGCAGCAGTGGCAGGGCCGACAGGCTGAGCGCTCTGCTCGGGATATTCGGTGACCGCATTATTGATTTCCCTTTCGAGATGTTCGGAGCGGGCGCGGTTGCGCTGCTCGATGCGGACGTCTTCCGCGTTGGCGGCGCGCTCGGAAGTGAGCTCGCGCCTGGTGACCTCGGCCGTGACGCCGTTCTCGTAGTTTTGGATGACGCCGCGGTCGTGAAAGTAGAACCACAGCTTGACGCCGCCGAAGATCGCGCCGGCGGTAAGAGGGATCGCGATGGCGACGAGGATGCGCATCGCGATCTTGGGGGCGACGTCGCTGGCAACACCGCGGGCGACCAGCTTCGCGACGAGCCAGGCGATCATTGCCCGGGCATCCTGCGCACGAGGACGGCGATCACGCCGGCGGCGATCGCCACATAGCTAAAGGGCTCGGCCAGCTCCTTCGCCCCGATGACGGCGCCGACGACGCCGGTCCAAGTGGACGGCTCCCGGCCTCGGGCGATCAGCCATTGGCCGAACTCGCGCGCCTCGCCGACAAGGTGGCGGAGATAGGCGATCGGGCGGATCATCGGCCTGCTCCCGAGCATTTGCGTCGGTCGACGTTGCCGACGCGGTGGGCGATCCAGCCTCGGTAGAAGACGCGCAGCCGGGGATTGACCCTAACGAGGCGACCGTATTCATCGCGCTGCCGGGCATCGAGGCTGCTCAGCATCGCGACGCAAAGCCGCATAGCGCCGAGCCGCGCCTGGCACGATGCGAACGCGGCCACCGTGCCGGTGGCAACCCGCCCGTCGACGGGAATTCGCGTGCCGCAAAGACCGTTGATCGATTGCTGGAGCCACCGCGACGGCCGCTGCGCCCCCATGTTGACGGCCGTGTCGAAAAGCTCCTCGGCGACCGCCGCGTCGAGCTCGATCAGTGGAGCGTAGCCCGGCGCCACCAGATATTGCCGATAGTAGATGCTCTGCGCGACTTCGCGAGGAAGCTGGCGCATCGGCCCGGTATAACCGTTCTGGACCGCAACTCGCTTGGTGATCCCCATATTGGTCTCGCCGCCGGGGTCCGCTTTGTGGTTGACGTAGCCGCCCTCGACCGCGAGCACGCCCACGATCATGGCTAGGGCGGCGGCGCCGATCGACTTTCCGCCGACGCGCCTTCCGGCGGGCTGCGGCGCGGGACCACTCCTGTTCGTCATTGGTCTTCCTTCTCAGTCTCGAGGGGCATGTCGGCCGCGCCGGGGCGGTCGTCCCTGTGCGGCTC